GAAGACGCTGCGTTGCGCAGGCAGCAGCAGGAGTCGCAAAAGCCGGTTATCCAGGGGTTGTCGGCACACGTCCGCAAGCGATGGGAAACGCTGCGTGACTACAAGGAAAGAGAGGTAACTCCGCGTCTTAAAGACTGTTACCGGGCGCGGAACATGGCATACAGCCCGGAGAAGTTGAAGGAGATTCGTGAGCAGGGAGGGTCCGAGATCTTCATGGGGATCGTATCTAATAAGTGTAGGGTCGCCACGGCCTGGCTTAGAGACTCCCTCCTCGGTACTGCTGCTGACAAACCGTGGTCAATCAAACCCACCCCAGTCCCCGAACTTCCGCCAGAAGTAGTTCAGAACCTCCAGGGCATCATGGAGCAGAACCTGCAGATGTACTACGCGCAGGGCAACGAGCCTCTGGACCCCATGTCGCTAAAACAGCTCGCTGGGCAGATGAAAGAAACCGCTAAGCGGGAGCTGCAGCACGAGGCGGAGCGCCGCGTCGAGCGCATGGAGCGCAAGATGGAGGACCAGCTTATTGAGGGCGGGTTCCTCAAGGCAATGCACGAGTTCATCGATGACATTGCCACGTACCCGTTTGCCGTACTTAAAGGCCCAGCCCCGCGTAAGCGAAAAAAACTGGCTTACGCCGAAGGCGGCGTGCTCGAAATGAGCGATTCACTGGTGGACGAGTACGAGCGTGTCGATCCGTTTAGGTTCTACTGGGCGCCCTGGGGGGACAATCTTAATGAGATCCCCGTCATTGAGCTGCACTCGCTGACGCGTGAAGACCTGCAATCCATGATTGGCGTCGAGGGGTACTCGGAGGACGCCATTCGTACAGTACTCGCAGACTTTAACGCCCATTCGGGGTGGCTGGATGGCTACATTGATGCAGCAGACGAGGTCACCGATCAAGATCACGACGAGGCCAGCGCGGACGTCGTAGACGCCATCCAACTATGGGACTCAGTGCTAGGTAAAGACCTCATCGAGTGGGGTATGGACGAAGCTGAGATCGAAGACCCCCACATGAGCTACGCGTGCGAAGTGTGGATGGTCGGGCCTGTTATAATCAAAGCGGTTCTTAACTACGACCCTCTCGCTCGTAAACCTTACTTTGCTACCAGCTACGAGAAAGTGCCCGGTCGCGTCGACGGCAACGGCGTGGCTGACCTGGCGATGGATGCGCAGAACATGTGTAACGCAGCAGCTCGCGCACTCTCCAACAACATGGGGATCGCTTCGGGGCCGCAGGTTGGCGTCAACATCTCCAGACTACCGGCGGGCGAGGATATCACTCAGCTATACCCGTGGAAGACCTGGCAGTTCAAGCAGTCGGATTACAACGACGGGTCGCCGCCGCTGACGTTTTTCCAGCCCAACTCCAACGCTCAGGAGCTGATGGCGGTCTTTGAGAAGTTCTTGGCAATGGCCGACGAAGTGACCGGCCTGCCGCGCTACATGTCTGGCGAGCATGTTCCTGGTGCGGGGCGCACCAGTTCTGGGCTTTCAATGCTGATCTCACACGCAGGCAAGGCCCTCAAGCAGGTCATCAACAACATTGACAAAGACGTTATCGAACCACTGTTAGAGCGCAAGTACCAGCGCAACTTGAGGTATTCGGACGATCCGGACCTGGTGGGCGATGTGAAGATCGTAGCCCAAGGGGCCATGAGTCTAGTGGTGAAAGAGGCCGAAGCCGTACGACGCCAGGAGTTCCTGAACCTGGTTCTAAACAGCCCGGTGGCGCAACAGATCGTCGGGATGCCTGGTACTGCGGAGTTGTTGAGAGATGCCGCAAGCCATTTGAATTTCGCGAATATAGATCGGGTGGTGCCCACTCGCGAAGATGTCGAAAAGCAACTCATGGCGCAGATGCAGCAGATGCAGGCGATGGAGGGCAGCCCGGATAGCCCGCAGAATTTGCAAGCTGACGGAACGCAGCAGGGTGGACGAGATAGTAACTACGTGTCAGCACGTCCAAATGGCGCTTAAAGGCGCTAACTTGTTGACAAGTAAGTAAGATGACCTAGAATCATCGGTGATGATTGACCTGAATGCGTTTGACACCCAGGAGCTTCGCGTCCTTGCGCAGGCCGGGGTTCTAGGAAACGGCAAATTCAAGCAGGTCATCAAGAAAGTGGCAGAAGAAGCGAAAGACAGATTGGTTGTTGCTGACGACATGGTGAGAATCCACCGTCTGCAAGGTCGGGTCGAAGCTTTTGACGCCTTGGTGGAGGCCATAGAAGAGGCTTCCAAACTACAGTAAGCAGACCATTACGGTGGCAGTAGCCATCCAGAGTTGGTGCTTTGAGAGGTGACGAATGGGACTACCTGCCCAGGTTGAACGGGATCTGAAAGAAATCGAGGAAATGGAGAAGCGGATGTCCGCCCGGAACGAAGAGCCTTCTGAAGAAGGTTCGGAAGCCGAACCGGAAACGGACCCCACTGAAGCCAAATCCGAAGAGGATCGACAGGAACCTACACCAACCCCGGCGCCGGAAACGCCCAGTGAGTCGCCAAAGGCTGAAGCGGAACCTGCTAAGCCGAAAGAGGACTTCGAGCAAAAGTATTTGACCCTGCGGGGGAAGTACAACGCCGAGGTTCCCCAACTGCATGAGCAGGTTAAGGCGCTAACCGCGCAACTCGAAACGCTGAAGGAGCAAGTCTCCAAGCCGGCCGAGAAGCCGCCTGAGCCTAAACAGTATGTGACTGACGAAGATAAGGAGAACTTTGGCGAAGACTTGTTGGATGTCCAACGGCGGATTGCGATGGAAGTGGCCGAAAAGTATCAGGCCCAGATCGCAGAGCTGAAGGATCACATTGGCGCGCTTGAGACCAAACTGTCAGAGACAGGGGGCCAGGTAGGTCAGGTGTCCTTCGAACAACGCTTGAGGGGCACGATCCCTGACTTCGATGAAGTCAATCGAGATCCACGGTGGATAGCCTGGCTGGATGAGGTTGATCCTATCGTCCGTGGACCACGCCGGACGGTTGCTCAGAAAGCGTTTGCCGAGGGCGATGTTGAAGCAGTAGCTGACTACGTCAAGCTGTTCAAGCAAACCCTGCAGCCTACACAGGATAACCAACAGTCTAACCGCGAAGTCGAATTGGAACGTCAAGTCACGCCGAAACGAACGGCGAATACGCCTCCGGCTACGACTGCGCAGCAGGGAGCGAAGACCTACACCGAAGCCCAAGCCGAGCGGGTTTGGAAGAAAGTGCAAGATCTGAGTATGCAAGGCCGTATCGAAGAGGCACAAAAACTTGAAGCTGAGATGACTGCTGCTTATCTGGAAGGGCGAGTCGGCGGGCGTTAACCCCGCCCTTGTTGCTGACAAGTTAGCAGCCATCTCTAAACTAACTTTTTGGAGATAGCGAGATGGCTACTATCACTCCTGGGATTACTTTCCCGACAACTGGTGCTTACACCACCGACCCCGATTATTCGGGTTCTTTCATTCCGACGCTCTGGTCGAAACTTCTCAATGTGAAGTTCTACCAGAATACGATCCTGCCGAGCATATCGAATACGAAGTGGGAAGGCGAGATCAGCAGCCAGGGCGACAAAGTTGTCATCCGTACGGCGCCGTCGATCACCATCAACGACTACACCGTTGGCACTAACCTGTCTTCGGAAGTCCCGACGCCGATTACCACTGAGCTGTCGATCGACCAAGGCAAGTACTTTAGCGTCAATGTCAACGACGTGATGGCCTATCAGTCCGACATGGAGCTGCGGTCCGTGTTTACTGACGACGCCGCTAAGCAGCTCAAGATCCAGATTGAAGACGAAGTCTTCTTCAACTGGTTCGCGGATGAAGGTCCGGATGCGGCGAACGAAGGTACTACGGCCGGGGCGATCTCGGCGGCGTATGACCTGGGTGCGGCCAACGACGCAGTTGCTCTGACGGATACGCTAGCTACCATCCTGGCCATGTCGGCGGCCCTGGATGAGCAGAACGTGCCGGAAGACGGTCGGTTCCTCATTATGACTCCTCAGCAACGCAACGCGCTGATGTCGTCGAACATCGCTCAGGCATATTTCACGGGTGATTCTTCGTCGGTTGTCCGTACCGGCAAGATCGGGATGCTGGATCGCTTCGAGGTCTACGTGTCGAACCTGCTGCCGCGCGGCGATGCTTCCAAAGCGCTCGTTTCGGGTCTGACCGATCCGGCAACCGGCGGTGCTACCACTGCCGCCAAGCGGGCTCTGATGGTCGCTGGCCACAAATCCGCCTGCACCTTTGCCGCTCAGGTCACGAAGACTGAGACGGTTCGCAACCAAAACGACTTCGGCGACATTCTTCGCGGTCTTAGCGTCTACGGGCGCAAGGTCGTGAAGCCTGAAGCCCTGGTCGTGGCTACCATGGCCCGCTGATAGCGGCTGACTAAGGGGGGGCTTTCGCCCCCTCTGCCTTTCTGGAGTTCTTATGACCCTTGATGAGCTGGTTAAGAAAGTAGGCGGCGAATATGTTCGCAACCTGGTTCGCGTCCGCCAAGACGGTGAGTACGTCGTTATCGGCGAGATGGTCGGCCAATCAATGCGGATGACCCCTGCTGGGTCCGATATGGCCGCTGCTTTGGAAGAGCAACCCAAGCGTCGCGGGCGTCCGCGCAAAGCTGACCAAGCAGAGCTTCCTCTGGAGGAATAAGCAATGTCTACGATAAGGGTCATTGACATAATCGACCGCGTTGAGACGATTCTGCAGGACAGCAATCTGCGCTGGCCCCGCCTTGAGCTGCAATCGTGGCTTAATGAAGCGTACTTGAATATCGTCTTGGCGCGTCCCGATTCCAACGCTAAGACCGGCACTTTTACCTGCGCAGCAGGTACGCGCCAGCAGCTCACTACAGTTTTCTCTGATGCGCTCCGACTTCTTGACGTAACGCGCAACCTGGCTACGGCATCCAATAAGCGCGGCGTGCGCCACGTCAGCCGACACGTACTGGACGACCAGCGACCCGATTGGCACGCTGAGTCAGAGACCGTGAATATCCAGCACTGGATGTTCGATTCTCGTCAACCGAAAGAGTTTTTCGTCTATCCACCTGCCTCGGCGACGGCGGAACTCGAAGTGGTTTACACCGCCCCTGTCGGCGCGCATTCGATGACGGAAAACGACCTGGACCCGGCCGGCGCCAACGCTACGACGATTCTTTTGGACGACATTTACGCGGCGGTGCTCGTTGACTGGATCTGCTACCGGGCGTACTCGAAGGACGCTGAATACGGAGAGAATACCCAACGGGCGCAAGCGCACTTGCAGTCGTTTTCTACTGCGTTGGGCGCCAAGAACGAAGTTGATACTGCGGCCAACCCTCAAGTACCGAGTAGCGTGACCTGATGGCTTCGGCCCCGTTTACGTCATTCTATCCGTACATTCGGCCATACGTGCCGGAGTGCCCCAATGTGGTCATCGACGAGCACTTGGCCGAATCAGCGGCTCGGTTTTGCGCGGAGACCCAGTGTTGGCGGGTAAACCTGGAAGCTGCCAATACAGAGGCAGGCGAGTCGCTGTACGACCTTGATGTGCCTGCTGGTACGGATATTGAGGCCATAGTCTCTTTGGAAGTGGACGGTTCTCTGGTAACCCCCGTGTTGGATGCTCTGGAAGCGCCTTCCACGACACTGGATGACCGGGGTAAACCTACGGCATACGCGCTGTTCAACGAGACGCAGGTGCAGTTTTACCCGACGCCGGATGGAGCGTACACGTTTCGAGGGTTGATTGCGGTAAAGCCAAAGCTTACGGCGACGGCCATTGATGAGTTCATCTACCGCAATTACGGCCGCGCGATAGCTTACGGAGCTGTTGCTTCTTTGAAGTTGGTCCCCGGCAAAGCTTGGAGCGATCCAGCCATGGCTGCTGCCTACGAGGGGCTTTTTGGTAAAGGCGTTGCGGACGCGAAACGGCGCACGTTTCGCAACACGTCTTTGCGGGTTCGTAACCGGCCTTTCGCCTAGAGAAAACAGTACCCGACACCGGAGGAAGGGTCCGATGCCGAGTCAACGCCGAAAGAGTAGGGATAGAAGAGAGTATAGCCGTGAGTTATATCGCAGGCGCAGCAAACAGTGCTTTGCGTTGTTAGGAAACAAATGCACGTCCTGCGGAATAGACGATCACGATGTTTTGCAGGTGGACCACAAGTTTCCAGAACGACGAAAAGGAGGTAGCGGCGGGTTTACCGCGCGAGTGAGGAGCTTAATTATCAATCGCCCAGAGGTGCGGCATGAGTACCAACTGCTTTGCGCTAATTGCCACGCGAAAAAGACAAAAAGCGATATGGCGGCGATAAACGCAAGCTTGTTTAGTAAAGCGTCGTAATGGGAGCGTGGGGTGAATTGACGCGTCAGAGAAATGACCCGCCGACAACGAAAGGGGAGCACAGCAGTGGCCGGCCTGGATGCGCAAGACGACATTAAGGAGATCAAGACTGTCGTTCACCACATTGAACGGCGGCAGCTAGACCAAGAGGCTCGGATTGCGAAGGTCGAGGGGAGGCAAGACGGATTCGACGCTGTGATGAAAGAAGCGCATTCCCGTTTAGACGAAAAGATCGATGGTGTTGGGCGGCGCGTGGACGGCCTCCGGGGTGTGATTGACAACATCGCGCATACCTTGAAGGACCACACAAAACGGGAAGACGCAGATAGGGGAAAACTGTTTTGGATGATCGTGACGATCCTGATTTCCATTCTCGGGTTCATCGGCGCGCAATTTTTTGAGCACTTCACTCATGGCTGAGAATCGTTGTGAACACGTAGCTCGCGCAATGATCGGTCTCGCTGAGATCGAGCAGATGCGCTACGGCCAACTCGCAGCCAAGAACCACGACAACGCGGCAATCCTTGAAGCGGCGCACAAAGAGCAGGCCATCGCAGATCTGATCAAGAAGATGCGGGACCAGTGGAATGACGCATGACCGGCCCTATCTCGACACAGCAACGCGGCGGGAACTGGAAATCATGCTCCAGTACGTCGTCGAGCGCCGGGAAGAGGCCGAAGACAGCCTCGGCCACACGGTGCGTCGCTTTCGGCAGTGGCAGGACCGTAACCCCGAGCCACGCTTGCCGCCGTCGATCCACAAGCTCGCCGAGATGGACCAGATCACGGGCTACGAGCAGATGCAGGACTTCCTCAGCGAGGTCGACATGGTCTCGCTGGTCAACGAGATCATCCAGTATGCGACCCTGGCGGGCATGTACCACGGCATGTGGGCGAGTCACCAGGGCGATGCGGATCACTACGGCGGACAGGCGGACGTTCTCCGTTGCATGGAGAGCGAACTAATGTGGCACTTGAGCACGAAAGAGCGTGCGTAACTTTATGTGGAGGGCTGATTAATGCCTACTTTGAATCTTCGTGCATCTGCACGTACGGCAATGGCGCAAGCTATCATCGACGATGCTGGCACCAACGCAATCCTCAAAATCTTCAGCGGTTCGAAACCTGCTGCGGGTGGTGCGGAAACGACCAAACTGGCGGAGATGACGTTCTCTGGGGCGCTGGGCACTGCGAGCGCGGGCGTGCTGGACTTGAACGTGTCCGGGTTAAGTGAGGACAGTGCTCTTGCTGACGGCACAGCAAGTTGGGCACGTATCGAGACCTCTCTAAACGCTTGGGTGATGGATATGGATGTTTCTACGACTGGCGCTGATACTGGTGCGTTGCAGCTTGATGACACGGCGATTCAACTCGGCGGCACGGTTACGATCAGTGCGTCGACGATCACCATGCCGAATGCGTAACCGGTTTAACGATGTCCGGGTCGATGGATACCACGTGCTCGAGATCCCGCCGGACACCGACCCGGTGCAAGCCGCCGAGGACGCCGCGATATTGCTTGAGTACGCGCAAATGCACCCCAGCCGCTGGTCGCAAAGAGCGCTTGCTGCGCTCGGCCACGCACAACGGTTTGCGAAGCGAGCCGCTGAGGATATGAGCTGATGGAGGACCGCCGTTACTACTACCGGGCTTATGTGACCGATGTGTATGACGGCGACACCATCACGGTCGACATCGACCTCGGACTCGGCG